TCGTTAGGGCCTTGTACATCTTGCAGTGTGTCAGCAATTTGTTGGAGGTAAGCGGTGAGGTCCTCTCCCCAAGGGGGGTTGTCGCCCTGGTCTGGGATCGTAAATATGTCAGAACCAATCTGGACTTGTTTTGTCATAGGGTGTATCCTTAGAAGAAAGTGAGGCTTCTATATATAGTTGTTAATAGGAAGGGTTGATAGTGGGTGACGGATATGATATAGTATTTGTAGGAGAAAGTATGATTAAAAAAAAAAAGGGCGACATTGCGCCGCCCTGATTGAATAAATCAAGAATAGATTTATTATGACTTAATGAAAGTAAGAAGTGTACTAGTACCAGGCTGTGAACAGAACAAAGCCTGATCCGTGTAAGCTCTCATCTCGTATGCGTTAGCATTTTCAAGAAGCTTAAGGAACTTCCCTTCAAATCCAGGCTGATCAAGAGTAACATCAGAAGATCCGATTCTCATGTAGCAGCTCATTGGCATAACATAAGCGTATCCTTCTTTACAGAAGATACTTGAGTGAATCTCGATGAGACCGTTTTGACCGTAGAAACGAAGAGCTTTTGTTCCGTTCTCAAGTTGAGCAGAACTGTAACTTTGATCGTACTGTCTCTTAGCAGCTTGCTCAGTAAGCAAGTTGTTCCAAGAACGAGGGTTACAAAGAACGATTACATCTTCTTCAGCGAGACCTTTTTCCATAGCAACAGCGATAGCTTCTTCAACTTTAGCAAAAGAAAGAACAGCTTCTCCACCAGAGAAGTTTGTACCAACTTCAACAGTGTTACCATTCCAAAGAGAGAACTGAGAAGAATCAATGTTGAAAAGAGATCCTGAAGAGTTTGTGATGATCTTGTGAACACCAGCAAATTCCTTACCAAAAGCACCAGCATAGTAGATAACGTCAGTGGCAATAGTTCCAGCGGGAACAGAGTCTACAGTGATAGTTTTTGTAGAAAGGTCAACAGCAGTGATCTCAGCTTCACCACGCTTAGCACCAGCAGAAGATCTGAACTCAACTGGCATCTTTTCAGAACCAGACCAGATACCTGCGGCCCACTCGTGATCTTCGATTTTGATATCAAGTGTAGAGACAGACTCAACAACACCGATACCGCCATCAGCTTGTCCGTAAAGAAGTTGAACTTCAAGTCTTCTTGCGAATGACTTAAGCATGTTCTCAACGATAAGCTTAGAAGCTTGGATGAAAGAGTTTTTACCCTTAGAACGAGAAACCGCACCTACCGCAAGGTAAGAACGAAGAATCATCTCGTGACCACGGATTTGAGCATCTTCGTGAGAAGAAGCAACACCGTTTCTAAGGTCGAAGGCTGTACCGCCAGATCCACCGTATGTAAACAATTTTGTTATCGTAAAAGTTTTTTATCTCTTACTTCTTATAGTTTCCTATAAGTTCAGCATATCTTTTCACCCTCTAATTGAGGGGTCGCGATCTCTTGGAGACATTATATTCTGATCATCAGTTTCAGTCTCTATGCGTTGCACCGCCATAGATTTTTTATTATCTATGGGTAGGTCAGGATTAGCATCATTGACATATTCAAAAACATAGTTCTTATGGTGAGGTCTTTTACCTTTAATTACAGCACAAATTAAAGAGGGATTAAACCCATCTTTTTTAGCTTGAGTGGGATAATCATAAAAAATTTCATTTTTAGAAATCTTATGTGTTCCCTTAACTTTCTTTGCACCCAAACCCCTAGATATTTTAATTCTTTCTTCTTTAGAACGAACTCTCCCTTTTAATTTTAGAATAGATTTCCCTGTTTTTGTCTTACTAATTTTTTGACGAATTTCAATAGACATATCTGTAATTCCACCACCTCCAGCAGTTAAATTATAACCATACCCATTAAATGTGTCTAATTTAGCAATCCAATTGAGTTCTTTTTCAAAAAGTTCACCTTTAGAAGAAGCAATATCCAGTTGTTCTATAGTAAAATTTTCTTTACCATATTTTTTCATTGCTTTTTGAATAGCAGATCTTTCAACAATAGCTTTATTTAGATGTGCTTGAAAACGTTCTTCTAATGTCTTAGTTGTAAGACCCACATATCGCTTTTTATTGATCAAATTTGTGATCATATAAATTCTACCGTAAATGTCTTTTTTGTTTTCTTTTTTCATCACATTAATTATATATTGAAAAATCTCTTTTGTCAATCTTAGCCTTCCCTGTATTCCCGCGATTTTCTTAAAGCTTATTACTAAGCTTTCACGGCATTACTTAAACGGCGTAAGTACTTGATTTACCGTGCTCTAAACCCAATGTAACTGGTTGGTGATACCATTATGTTCGATGAGATGCGCTACTATCTCACCCGCTTACGCAGCTTATGGTCTCCCATAAGATCAGACTATATCTTCACCTTTAGCATTACCTAATAAGGTGTCTCCCATTTCGATCCGCTTGGATCTACGAGCTTTTATTTTTCCTGGACGCTCTAGTCGTTGAACCTTCCCTTGCGGGCTTGGCTGCTGATTGCCCTCGTCTTTACGTTAGGGGTTTCCAGCAATTAAAGAGATTTTTTTAAGCTAAATATTTCTACTTAACCACTCATATTCACCATTAATCTACAAAACAGAATCTTAATCCACCTGTTGATTTACGTTTACCATTACACACTAAACTTATCTTAGATGATTGAAGATTTAATTTTTTAGCAGCTTGTCTGCCACTTTTAAAAACTTCTCCAGTATCTATACACATAACCTTTTTAGATTTATGTTTAGATATCGATTCATTATGCTCCTTGCTATTTTTACGACCTTTTCTTGAAGGATTATTTTTAGCGTATTGATTTCCCTTACTTCTTTCAGATAAAACTTTTTTAGCATATTCACTTTGTTTATGCTTGTAAAATCCATTACTTTTATCTTTTTGATTTTCCCTATAGTGATCTCTAGTTTTATGATTAGGATTGTGTCCTAATGTTTTATTTAATAAAGAATCAATTCCATACTGCTCTATCAGCTTGGCTTCTAAATAAAAAGCAGCTTCTATTGACGGAACTTCACTAATAAGATGAATAGTTAAATCTCTACGTTCTTCAAATAAATTTTTATGGTATGTTAATCTTTCTGTTAACTCTAACTTCGTTTGACCAACATAAACCACTTCATTTTGTCGATTTTTAAGAACATATACTTTGTAGTTTTCTAAACCAGTCATATACCGAGTATACCTCTAGGGTTCCTCTATGTCAAATTGTTTTTATAAGTTACCAGGTTGTCTTTCCGCAGATTGGAAATCAATCATGTTTAAAAGCTTAACGCCATCAGGAATCAAATCCTTAACCTTATCTGCATAGGCTTCCTTCTGTAATTCCTCTATTTCTAGAGGCTCGGACTATATCATAACCACTAGGGTTTCTCGCGCTATGACATCTTTTTTTGATAAATTTGTTCAATGTATCGAAACTTATATTGCATACTCTTAAATTGTAAGACAAACTCTCGGATATCTTTCCAAATTTTAAGGCTATCCTCTTGAGTAAACTTTAGAAAATAATACTGTTTGTTTTTTCTATTATCTTTCATAATTTTTATCTTAGGTGTAACACCAAGACTATCTTCAAACCATGTAACTATTTTTTCATGTTGCTCAAGATTTTGATCCAAAGTAAATATTCTAAACCTGGCTCCATAATTCTTTTTTGTTCCATTTTTAAGTTTAGAGAATGAAGGCTCTACATATCCATCATCCATTAACCACACAGAAACCGCAAAAGTAGGATTAGTAATAAAAGGCAATATTCTTGTTAAATCCTTTTTCTTATCCTTATAGATAAATCTTTTCCATGCCCTCATTCGTTTCCAACAAACTTGTACTTGTACTGATTTACCCTTATGTCCCGGTCTAACTCTGACTTTTTTATTTAGAAGACTACTTAATAGTTGAGCTTTCCAAGCTTGATAATCTGCTTGTTTAACTCCATGATCTATTGTAAGTAATCCGTATAACTTACCATTATTTTTAATATTGTATAAGTTACCGTCTCCTAACACCAAAGAAAGAATCATACTTCTTTTTTCTTTTCGATCCATCTTTTTTATCTCCAACTCGCTAAGCGATCAGGTTTTGTAAATGTCTAGTCTCTGAACCTTCCCTTCTTCAGGGCTTGGCTGCTGATTACCATACTATTATTAGCTTAAGTTTCCAGCAATTCACGAGATTTTTCCAATACTTAGGTGCCTAACCCCAAGCACAGAGGGGACTCAATACCCCACATCTTCAAGGTTATTTAAAGATGGTGTTAAGAGAAGTAAAAGTATTATCTGTACTCATTTTATTCTCCTATTAATTAAAGTACTTTCTTAACGTAGATTTTTACTACGTCAGAAGCGGTTACACCAGAAGTGAAGTCAAGTGTAGCAACACCAGAAGCAACAGAAACAGAAGCAACCTCTGTTCCAAACTCAGCTAGTACAACTGTAGCCTCATCTTCTTCGTCAAACTTAGAAAGATCTAGTTCAACGTTCCCTGAATCGATAGACGCACCAGGAATATCCTGGACCGCAGCACACACTAAATAAGTGCTAAGTACGAGGTCTGCCAATCTAGGGTCAGCAATGTTTTTAGAATCCATTACAATCTCCTATAGATTAATGTTAGTGACACTTACGTGTCGTTGTTTAGCAAAGAGTCCATTCACTAAATTTGGTATCCGTCAATCCAAAAGGGTATGACAGAGCCGCTTCTAAGAAGGCATCCTCTACATTTAGTTGTTAAAAATCTGACACTTACCGCCCCAGATTCTTAAAATAGTCCTTATATTTGATCTTTTTCTTAGGTTTAGAATCCTCTTCCTTAGCTTTGATGCTCTTGGATGTGGGTTTTACGTCACTTGCACTAGTAGGTTTAATAGTGCTAAGACGCTTTTTTCGCACCCTTTCAAGATTCTTTTTACCGATGTATTCCTCAATCATCTCCTCTGGGAGGGCATCCATGAGTCCAGAAAACTCCCTTTTATAACCATCAATGACAGATGGAATAACATCCTTAGCCGCCACATCGTATCCTGCTTCCATGGCACGATCCATAGCTTGAGCCACTCTCATTATAGTCTCTGGTGTTTGAGGGAGTGTTGTGTGTGCGTCTAGGGCTTCGATAATCTCTGTCTCTAGCTCTACTTCAGCTTCATTAAGCATTTTTTGATACTCGGCTTCTTGTTGAGCTTTTTTAGTGTTTTCTAACTCTTCCCTAGCTTTTTGTAACTCTCTTTCAAGCTGCTCGGCTTTCCTTACTTCAGGGGATTTTTCCATCTCCTTAACTTCTTGCTCTAGCCTAGACTTTGCTAGTTCAAGATCGTCGATTCCAAGCTCTCTCATGGTTTCCCAAGGGTTTTCTCTAAGTCTGGCAATTTCTTGCTCATATAACTTTTCAAGCTCCCTCTTTTGTTGCATAGCGGATTGGCCAGCAGCAGCTAATTGAAGTTCTCTTCTAATAGCTTCCTCGTCTGAAAGATCAATCTTCTTAGTTATCTCTCGACCGTTTACCTTAAGCTTAAATTCCTTAACCATGTCCTGGATGTCTTGCTCACTTGCTCCATTCTCAATAGCCTCTGCAACTTCTTCCTGGAACTCTTCCTTAGTCTCAGCTTGTACTTCTGGCACAGCACCTTCTTCTGAAACAGCTTCAGATGTTGATTCTTCAACCGCCTCTTGAGCCGGTTCATCAATGGCTTGTGCTCCTGCATCTGATACAAATCCTGCATCGTCTGATGTAATGGCATCATTTACTAATGTTTCTTCTGACATAAATTTCTCCTGTTATAGTCCTTAAGGATATATAAAAGTGAGTCCATCCGTTTGGGTAGGACTCGGGGGGTTAACTAGCTTCCTAGTGGTCTTTCGCTTGCAACTAAAGGTAATCCTGTTGCAGGATCAAGTGGGGGTTGTGCTGGTTCAGGAAGTGGTTGTCCCGCTCCAGCTTGAGTACTCATCGCCTGAGGGTTTTCCATCATTTCTTGAGGTGTAGCCGCTGAAGCGTTTGGCTGTTGTGGTGCAGCGGTGCCTGGCGCTACTGGTGTACCTCCAGCAGGACTCAGTGATTGTTCTCCAATTATAGCCAATAGATTAGGATCAGTGGTTTGTAATAGATCTATGTGTTCCTGAATGTGAGCTAGAACACGAGCGTTAAGTGCAGCATCCATTCTAAGATCAGGATCATCAAGTACTCCCATGTGTGCTCTAATATGAAAGGCATGTTGATCTGTAGCAATTGCTACGACTTCCTGCTCTCCTTCTAGGAGTCTTTCATTCTCAGCTTTAACTAATAGACCTTGATCTGTTTGATCTTCTGTCATTGTGTTTAGGTTCCCTGAGTTAATAACATTAAAGTATTGTTCGGGCTTATTGATGAGTCCCATTTGGATAAGGTTATCTGCCATCTGCACCCGCCCGGCAGTCGTATTAGCAAGACTGTTACCGACATCTACAACCACCCTTTTAATACTGTTAAGCTTCTCTGCACTGAACTCTGTAGTCTTAGACTTATTATTTAATCCCGCAATCTCTGCAATTCTTGGAACTTTAGCAAAGTCTTGAAGCATACCAATGAGTCCCGTTCCAACATCTTCTAGCATCATGATATAAGATTGTTGTAATCCTGACATAAACTGAAGAGCTTGGGATTGTACAAGGGCAAGAGCAGTTCCTGATTTTAAAGAACTCTCGGGGTTTCCACGAGCAACCGAGTTGACGCCAGAGATGGTTTCCATCCTAGACTCCAGCATCCCGATGAAGTTAAAAATCTCAGCGGGGGTGTTTGTCAATTGTAGGGGCTTCGGTTCCCCAGGGGCACCTCCAGCGACAACAGGGTTGTACTCTATGAAATTTAGTCCGTCTTCAACCTGTGTGATTCTAATGTCGTTTCCTCTGGGAGATAGAACACTCTGAACGCCAAATGCATTTTGATTAGTTAACACTGTTGAATAAAGACTATTGATACCATCTTGTAATGGAAGTAGATCAAACATTGGTGTGTACCCGTATGGAGTTCCCAGGATGTCGCTAGGTGAGATGCGAAAGATAGGAAGCTCTCTATATGGCATGGCACTATCATTTAGGATAACATCAGGACTAAGATATAGCATGTAGCGACCTTGAGGCATACTCTCGGTCTTTCTATGATAGAATTCATATATAGGGATATCTACGGTGTCATCTAGTGGGGATATAGATATCCTATGTTTTGATTGTTCGGATTTAGTTCTTATGGCGAGAATTTCTTCTCTAAGTTCTGGATATTTTGCAGCTAGATCGTACTTATTTTTAAAACTCCGACAAAGTACCCAATCATGATCAAGGGAAGATTCTTTGGTTGAATCAAAAACAACATCAAACGGCGATAAATTTGTAAACTTAACATCACCTTCATATACAGGAAATGGTTCAAGCAGTTGTCCTTGACTATCATAGGCATTGCCGTCTTCGTCCACCTCTTCTATGTCTTCCTCATTAAAGTCAATGTAATCATAGATTTCACCTGATGTCGCATTCCACTCCATCTTTACGTAACCTGAACCAAGCACGATGGCGTACTCGACGGCTGTTTTCAAGTACTTCTCCAACTTCTTTTGTCTCATATAATAGTCTAGTAAGCCGTTAGCTAAAATAGTTTGTACTTGAGTCTTATAGTCTGTGTTAGTAGACCTTGCTTGAAAGGTAGGTCTATTTGCTGTAATCATAGTTACTATGTGACTAGCAATATTTCTGTAATGATTAACGGGTATGTTTACAAGTTCTCCAGACTCTCCAGCAAAAGTGATGGTGTGTGCCGCATCGTCTACGTCACCATAATATGCTCCATGATATGCTTGCCAACTCTTTTTAAGTTTATCTATATATTGATTGGCATTAAGTTGATCAAACCAATACTCCGCTTTTTTATGAAGGTATGA